AACCGCCCGGCTTTGCGGCGCGTATCGCCAGCTCGATAAATGCGTTTTCGGACTTACCGGAATACACGCCTTTTCGCTTCGTTAACGTCATAAAATCGCGTTCGGTGCTTACGCTTTCGCCATACGGGGGATTGCCGATAACAACGTCGTAGTAATTTTCGCGGTCATGGTCGAGGGCGTTTCCGAGGATTACGTTAGCGTGCGGGTAAATAAGCGAGGTCACTTTCGCGCTTGTTTCATCGATTTCGAGCGCGGTGATTTCGGCGTCGGCCGGCGCATGTTCGAGGAACACGCCGGAGCCGACGGACGGCTCCAGCACGCGCGACGCTTTCGGCAAGCGCGGTTTTAACACGTCCCACATGAATTTCGCGACGTGTGTTGGCGTAAAGAACGCGCCGCCGTTGAAACCTTTCGGCAACAGTCCGCCCATTGACGTATAGTTTTCGCGCAGGAATTCGATGTCTTCGGGCGTTACTTGGTCGCGCGGTTTGCTTACGATTTCCATCGATTTGACGTTCGCGGCCCAACGTTTGCGTTCGGCTCTACCCATTTAAAATCGCCTCCAATTCGTCAATCGTTTTCGATGCTGCATAAACGCTAAAATCGTAGCCGCCGTTAAACTCGGCAACTTTCTCGAAATACAACCGTTCAAGGTCGAATCGGTTTATCGCTTTACAAGCTCGTTTGTGGAATCGCTCGTACACGAATTTCTTGTCGGGGTACTCTTTGCGAGGGTAAATACGGAGGATTGACGCGTAGACTTTGTAAACGTAACCGTCGGGCTTTTTCGGCTCGGCGAGCCAATACGTTTCGCCATCGGCGGTAAATGCGGTTAATCGCGTCAGTCCGCTAATTCGCTTGCTCGCGAAAATTTCGATAGGCTCGGCGTCGTGTATTGCGTCAAATTCCGCCGAGTCGACGATGTGCCAAAATACGTCGCCGTTGGTTACGTTTTTGTATTGCGTGTATTCGGCGTGCTCACCAAACCGGTAAAACACCACGCGACCAACAGGCGTGTCGGCGAGTTGGTACAGGCGGTCGCCGCGCTGTAATGTGTCGATGATTTTCACTTGACCGCCTCCCAACTCAATGCGTACCCTTCGCCAGCCCTCGCCCACGCCTCGAACACGCGGGCAATCTTCGATTCGGCAACCGCAAGGTGCCGGCTGACATGCGTTTGCTTAATGCCGAGCTCGCGCGCTGTTTCCGTTTGGTTGTATTGGCGGAAGTAAATATAGTCGAGGACTTCGCGCTGCCTTTCCGTCAGCCCAGCGTGTTCAATTGCGGTGTGTAGGTCGATCAACACATCGCAGGCGGCATAATCGCCTTTGAATCGGCGGTTGCTTAACGCGTAGTAATCTTCGAGGAGCAGGCGCACGCTCTCGCGGTTGTCGAGCGCGGCGCCGTACCGTTGTTCGAGCCGAAGGTGTTGGTCGGGGCGTTTACTCGCTGTGCCCATTCGCCGTCACCCCCAACTCGTGCATAATCGCGTCAATTTGCGCATATAATTCCGATGTCGTGCCGTTATTGTCGATTTCGTAGTCAACGTCGAAGCTGTCGATCAGCAATTCGGTTTCATGCGCCAGGTCTTCGGCGGTGAAATCGTCGCCAGCTTCGAGCGCACGCCGGATGCGTAGCTCGTCGTCGGTGTTGATGCGGATGAACACGAAGCCCTCGGCGCTCAGGCGGTCGTATTCGTTTTGCTGGCGGCAGTCCGTGACGACAACGCGCGGCTTTAGCGCCGATCCGCCGCACTCACACGGGTACATACGTAAATATTCGTCGATTCGGCGCATCGTTAAGTTAATCCATACGTCAGGGTCGATTTCGCGCATTTTCTGTCCGAATAATTGAAGCAGTCGGCGGGGCTTTGGTTCGCGGGGCACATGCGGAAAGATTTCGTGCAGGTATCGCTTGAGTGGGTCGGCAAAAGCGAACGGGTGAAAATCGTAGAATAGCGTGAGGTAACGGGCGGCCGTGTCTTTGCCGGACCGGAGCTTTCCCGTTAAACACAATTTGATTGGCGGGTTAGACATTCGCTAACGCCTCCTTTATGCGTTTGTTGGCGATTTTGATATACTCCGGCTCGCGTTCGAATCCGATGAAATGGCGGTTATTGCGAAGGGCCGCGACGCACTCCGAACCGCTACCGACGAAAGGTACGAGAACAACATCACCGGAATTCGAATGTAAATTTACGAGAACATCCGTTAGCCCCTCGACTCGTTTCTGTGAAGGGTGTCGACCTTCTCTTTTTTCAGAAGCAGGGGTTTGTGGTGTTATAAAGACGTTTCGAATATTCTTTCCTCTGTTGATTGACTTTGCGTAATCGAGATTATAGGTCCATTTATTTCCTTTAACTGCCCATATTAACTGTTCGGTGCTCTCCGACGGGTTTCTACCGGTTAAGCACGGCATGGCGTTTGTTTTGTACCAAGTGTAGTGAGTTTTGATTTGTAGACCTAATTTTTCGATTTGGTAGCCGCATAGATATATATTTTGCTTACTCCCCCAAACCAAAAGAGAGCCGCCCTGTTTTAATACTCTATACGATTCTTTCAGCCAACTAAAATTAAATTCTTCGAAGTTATCAATGGTGTCCCATTCTTCTTTTATCGCAAAGAATCTCTTTTCTTCTGACTGAATATAGTTTGATTTGCCACCTATGTTATACGGAGGGTCAGCGATAATTAAATCGACTGACTCGTCCGGCAGTAACCGCATGCCCTCGATACAATCCATCTGATAAATCCGGTTCAACTCAAGCGAGCCGATCATTTCGTTACTCATCGCCTTTCACCGCCTTCTTTACCGCTAAATAACACGTAAGACTTGCCGGTTGATTCATCGTATCCGAAAACCGTCACATAGTCACCGTCGTGGGCACCGTAAATTTTTAACGTTTTACCAACTAAATCGCTATATTTAAACGTTGGTATTGCGGTAATAAAGAACGGATTAACTAACGGTTGCGTACGTTCGTCTAGCGTGACAATGTCGTCGAGAATCATTTCGATTTTATCGTCCATTCCATCTATTTCGTTTTGTATCCGATGAATCACATCGAAAATGTGCGTTTCCGACGATTCTTGCGATTTGTTAGTTTCGGTGAGTTTCTGCTCCAACTCCGTCACTCGCCGCGCTAAATTGGCGAGTAAGTCGAGCACGGATTTGGACGCTTCGGTTTCGTCCACCGTTAGCACGTAGTCGCCTTCTTCGGCGGTGACTAGTTCGGCTGGCTCAACGGGTTCGAGAACGTAATATTTATCGACCATCCCGTCGACATATCCGTCTACATGATCGTTAATGCGATTTTCTATATAGATAGAACCGTCATCGTCGTAATAGGTATCGCAAGTATTTTTACAAACGGATACCGTACCGACAGGTATTTCGTCCGATTTATAAATCAATACTTTCTCGCCCACTTTCGCCTTGCGGTCGACTAGGCGGTAACGGACGCCGTCGATGTGGACGATGTCGGTTGGTTCAATAAGCCGATTATTATCGTCGTTATAGTACGGGTACATATTTCCGCAAGTATCTTGGAACCACATTCCCGGCGTTTTCCCTTTGCCTCTATCGTACGGCTCGACAGCCGTTAAAATTGTTCCGTCTGACAGTAGCTTTTTGTCTCCGACTTTTGCCTTCCGATCAACCTCGACATATTCACGCAACACGCCGCCTAAATTTTCGTCGGGCAACACGTGAATTTTACTCATTCCGATTCCTCCTCCGTAATCCATTCGATTTGTGCTTGCACGCCGTCTCGTAATCCGTCCGCGTACCCGTCTTTGTACGACCATCGCGCGAGCAAGTACGTTGCGATAATCGACAGTATCGGGTGCGCGATTAGTAGGTCGCCGGCTCGCGTGACATAGTCGGCGAAGTTGGTCCATAACGTTGTCATTTACCGGCCTCCTTTTGTTTCGCTAATTTCGCCTTAAATTCTGCGAAAACCGCTTCGATTTCTTCTCTCGTTTCAAAATTCTGCGTCAACTCTTGCGCGTGTAGTATTTTTCCGGTTTTTCTTTCGAACAAGCACATAACGTAAGGATAACTGGAAGATTTTCGATCCATTTTCGGCAACGTTAAATAAAAATTCCACAAGGTTTTAGTGAGGAATTTTAACGATTCTCTTTTAACGAAGGTGTGGTATAAAGTGAAAACAATCGTGAAGTATATTAAACATGCGGCGATAAAACAAATCGTTAAAACACCGGTAAACATTACGATTGATTCAATCATTCGCTTTCCTCCTCGTTCAAAAACTGTCGTTTACGACTCGCACTTTCAATCGCTTACGCCCGAAATCGAGCGCGTCGGCTAATTCCGGTATATAAATGTCAATGCGGTTGCCTTTGATCGCCCCACCGCGGTCATCGCATCGCCGTTTGCCAACGCCTTCAATGTCGAGCCATGTTCCGAACGGCATGTCGGGCGGGCACGCGGCTGTCACGCCGGCTTGAACGCGCCGGCCACTTGCCGTAATGCCGAACGCCGGGTGGTCGGGCGTTTTGCCGGTGGATTCCTCGTATGCGGTGTAGGCGGTGACTTCGAACGTTTGGGCTGGCGGCTTCGGCGGCCTTTTCGGGGCTTTTACGGGCTTTGAGGGCTTTGGCGGGGCTAATACGGGTTTCAAGCGACTCGGTCGCTCGGTTGGACCGGTTTCTAATGCGGCCACTTCCGGCGGAGTATGAAGCGGAACATTGTCGGAGCATTTTAACAACGCGGAAAGTAAAAGATAAGACAATACGGAATGAATAACGACAACACCTCGTTTCTTATTTCGCTAGGCCTGTTCGAAAAACGCATCCGTCCACGGCTCAACCGCGACAACAGCTTCGCGTAGTTTTTCGGCAAGGTCAGCGATCTCGGCTTGGGCGCCTCGTCCTTTGCGGCGTTTCGAGTAGAAGTCGAGTAGGGCGCGTAAGTTTGCGGTCATGACAAGGTTGGTTGCGGCGGCGTTTGGAAGAACCATGCGGGCATCTTCGGGCGGTACGCCTGCTTCACGAAGCATGTCGTAAACATCCTGTAATGTTTCCATCGCATACTCGAAAAGCTTTTTGGCATTATCGAAATACTCAACTTCATAATCGATATACGAAACAATCTCGCCTTCATGTTCCGCGATCTTTTCCGGTACGACATAATCAAAACCGCCCGTCTTGTCGTCCGAACCAAAGCGAACATAGCGCTGTGACTGCACGCTAAAGGAAAAGCCGACGCGATGTCGCGTGAGTTGAGCGAGCAAGGCGCGCGAGACGCCTTCGATAGCGAAGGTGAACGTGAGGTGCTCGAGGGTTGACGTGTGGCCGGAGTTGACAATGTGGCGGAATAATCGGTCGGCGTCCGAACCGCCTTTGCCGTCGGTTGCTGGCTTGCTGAAATACTTGACGCCTTCTTTGGCGACGATTTCTGTCGGTTTGTTGGCGCTGTAGCACGTTCGTATAGCAGTGAGCGAAACTGCCTGACCGCTGGTTTCGCACGGTAATATTTCACGAGGGTCAGTATCTCCGTATCCACTTACTCCGATAATGTCGAGAATATGTTTTGCGAAATCTTTGGTTAACTGTGTATGGGCGATTAGTTTAACGTTCATTTTCGTTCCTCCTTTTAATCTCGTTTAACAACAAAACGGTTACTTCCTATTTCTTGCTCGTACCATTCCTCTCGCGGCTCGAATACTCCGTCTTGTAAATCGTAATAACGGTAAAACACGTGTTCATAATAAGGGAAATTATCTCTGCACCAATCCTCCGCTTTCTTTATGTCTGTGAATATTTTTCTTGCAAACTCGATTTCTTGTGTAATACAACTAGCGACTATTATTGTTGTCGGTAAACTGATATTTGCGACGTCTATTTCTTCGTGCCGATTTTTCGATAGCAATTCGTCAAGCTGTTTAACGCCCGTGCTGCCGAATCCGCCAGCCCCACGCTCCGTTTCATCCAACTCGTCAACCTCAACAAATTGCGCTTGCTCGACCGGTTTAATAACCGCTTGCGCAATCCGATCGCCTTTGCGAATCAAGTACGTATCGTTTGGGTACATTTCGCCGTCTGTCCGGTAATCTAAACCGTCAATATACGTTAGATACTGCGATTCATTACCGCACGGGTCTTCCGCGATATTATCGACAATCACACCGATTTCCCCGCGGTAGCCCGCGTCGACCGTGCCAAGCACGACGCGCAATTTCGTTCGCAAGCTAATTCCGCTTCGAGGGCGCACTTGAAGCTCGTAGCCCGGCGGCAAACTCACCGCCAAGCCTGTGCGGACTAGCTTCGTTTCGCCCGGCTCGATCACGACGTCCTCGACCGCCACAAGGTCGAAACCGGCGTCAAATTCGTGTGCATAGCGCGGAATTACTGCGTCAGGGTGTAATCGTTTGATTTTAACGTTAATTGTCATTTCCGTTCCTCCTTTATCAACGCGATTTTATAACCGTCTACTTCGGACACTTCTCTCGCTGTTGCTACGTAAACAATTTCGCCGTAATGTTGTAGTATCCCGACTATCTTTTGCTTTGCGATTTCGGCGTTTTCAGCGACAACAAGTTCCGAATAATCGCCGTCATCGCATACCGCATGAACTAAAAATAATTTCATTCGCTATCAACTCCCTTCACTTAATCATACGGCCGAGATTTCATTTTCGCGCACAATATCGTAAATATTTACGCGTTTTACCGCGTGCCCGTCGCCGTCGGGCTTGTCGAGCGTGACTTGAATCGGGTACAACTCGCCGGGAAACACGTCCGTCGCCGTCGCCCAGCCTTCGAAAAGCAGCGTGCGGACGTAAATGCGGTCGCCTCGTTTAAACTTCGACGCTTCCGACACTCCCCATCGCCTCCAATTCCGCAAATTCCGGCGCCATTTCATGGTTACGTAAAATGTCCTCGACAATCGCAATCGCTGGGTGGCGCTCAACTTCCGTCAAATTGACATGGTCGAAGTATTCGTGCGCGTTGCGCTCGTACAGTCCGCTTAACAGCCGGTACAATCCATTCGTTTCGGGCTTGCGTAGTTTCGGCGTGTCAATTTGCGCGAAGTTGCCGCAAAACACCATTTTCGAACCGGTTGCTAGGCGGGTAGCCACGGCGTGAATCGTACCGACGTCGAGATTCTGCGCCTCATCGACGATAATGTACGCTCGGTGAAAACTGCCGCCGCGCATCGTTTGAATCGGGTCGAAGAACACTCGCGCTTTGTCGCCGCCAGTCATCAGGTACTGCACGACTTGTTTCGATTCAGGCGACATCGCTTCGAGATTGTCAAGAAACGGGCGCACAAACGGGTAAGTCTTTTCGTTAATGTCGCCCGGCAAGTGGCCGATTTCCATACCGAGTTGCGCTTGTAGGCGCGTGTAAACGAGTTTCGCGAAATCTTTGCGTTCGACCGTACGTTCAAGCCCGACGGCTTGGGCAACGAGAGACTTCCCGCTGCCCGCCGGTCCGGTTAAAAATGCGTAAGGTTTATCGTTTAGTAGCGCACGAATGGCGACTTTTTGCGCTTCATTGCGTGCGGCAATGCCCCAGCACGTCATAGTATCGCTCCTTTATTCGTAATTAACGGATTGGACAGATATTTCCATCGCATCCTTCTGCGCCGTCCAAGTCGAAATCATCACCTGTTTCGTATTTTTCAAGAATCGCAGGGTCGAAGTCTTTCATTTTCGCCTTTAACGCTTCGTATTGCTCTTTCGTAATCGCTTCGTAAGGCGCTAATTGATACGTTCCGCCGTCAAGCGCCAAGAACGACACGCCGACGAAATTGTCCCAATTCTCATACACGATTTCTTCCACTTCCGTCCATTCATGTGGTCGTACCGTAATTGTGTTCGACGAGTTATGCTCGGTATAGTAACGCTGGAATCGGAAGTACGTATCGAATTGTTCGCGGGCGCTCACATCGTCTTTTGTCCGCTTCGCTCCGCTTGCGATCGGGAAGTCGATAACGAGCGTGCGGGCTTGCGCGATAACTTCCGGTTTGCGTAAGTCTTCCGGATTGGTATAACCGAGCGTTCCGACTTCCGCATGTACCGTCCAGCCGAGTTCTTGAACGGCTTTTGCTAACGGGTCGGCAGCGTTGATGCGGATTCGACGGATGTAATACGGTGAGTGCGACCAATGCAGCCCGCTCGACACGCCGCCAGCAACTTGCGAAATCGTGCCTTCCGGCTTGACTGTCGTAACAAGTAACGGCGCGCTTACTCGCAATTCTTTAGCGTATCGGTCGGCTTCTTCGCGCGCAACTTTGCCGAGTAGTTCGAGCAAGTGCGCTTCTTCTTGTTCGGTGTAATCGATCATAGCGAGCGCATCTTTGACGCCTGTGAGGGAAGCTCCGAGGAGACGGTCGCGTTGTTGTACCGCGTCCCAGTGAGGTAATTCGAGGGTTGCGAGAGTCATGCGCAATCCAGCGCGGACGCTTCGTTTTTGCGCTTCGATTAATTCGTTGACATCGAGGTAATAACCGTGCTCGTCTTTTTTGACGAATTCAACGAGGTTGACCGTTGTTAAGTTACATACGCCATAGCTATCGAGCAATATCTCGAAACATGGATTGACGCCTTTTGCGTTTGGTCTGCGACGTTTAGCTTCCGCGTAGTTACCCAGCCCTGGTTCGCCTTCTAACTTCATAATCTCAAAAATTAAGTGAAGGAATTCTCGGCTAGGCTTGTTCTCAAACCAAACCGTATTGTTACTCATCCGACGGTGATCGAGTCCGAAGCGACCATCGCCGATTTTTTGAATGTCGTCAAACCACGGCGGCTTGATACCGAATTTATCGAGCAATTTACCGACTTTTTTATGGTGTTCGAGTTGTTCTTCCGTCCAAAAACCGTTGATTCCGTATTTTGCGAGAATAGATTCGTAGTCATCTTCGTCGATCAGAAAGATTTCGGCCGTGCGTCGAACGCCGCCAACGACAACATTTGCTCCGATCAAATTTCCGATGTCGAGAATGTGAATTGGGCGAACTCGACCGTAACCTTTTTCGTCGGTTTCAATCGGTGCGAGCGTTGGGTCGATTTTGTTTTTCAATACGCGGTCAATACCTTCGAACATTTCCGCTAATGGTTCCGGTCCGCTTGCCGTACCGCCAAACGTTTTTAAACGTTCGCCTTTCGGGCGGACGGAGTTATACGAAATCTTGATCGTATGAATGTGTTCGTATTTCGGGTTTGTTAGAACCTCGAAGTAATAACGTAGCGCCTCGACCCAGCCCTCTTTCGAATCGCCGACGTAAATTTTGACGTAGCCGTTGTCGAGTTCGGTGATTTGCGTTCGTTCTAGGCGCTGGTGGCGCGGTACCGGTTCGTAAGGAGCGTTAATTAACGTCACGTTCGTTCGTATTGGCGCGAGTTTCTTTACGTTCTCTTTGGTTGCGCGGAATCCAACGCCGGTGCCTACGAGTAGCAAGTAAAATAAATCTCCGAGGTCTTCCCATTTCGTTACGTCAATAAACGAACAGTTAAAGTTTCCGAGTACATAGCGTTCCGCAACTCCGTTATTCGCTCCGCCAATCCACAACGTTCGCCCCGAAAGGAATTGGCGAAGGTTGAACATACTATCGAAAAATTCCTCGGCTTCCTTACGGTACTTGTCGTAATCAACCTCGTAACCGATTTTTTCGAGGTGCTTAACGGCCAGCCCGACGTTATATTCAACCGCTCGCCGGCACGTCTCTTTCCACGTTTCCCGGCGTCCTTTTTCCGGCAAGAAACGCGAGTACGTGCGATAATAAACAAATTTTCCGAGTTGGTTCATATGCGCTGGAAAGTCCGGATATTTCGAAATAAACTCGTCAGTTAATAGTTGTCTCATTCGTTATCTCCTTTCCGTTCTTGTTCAACGTGTTTAATATGCGTTTTCACTTCGTCAATCGCTTCGATGATCTTTTGCCGCTCCGCCTGCAAGCCGTGAAGCCTGCGTCGAGCGCGAATAATGTCGTATTCGTTGTCTTGCAAGTCGCGCTCCAAGTCGTGGAGCAGGCGATACAACGTGTCGCGGTTCAAATCAATCATTCCGCCACCTCCTATTACTAGTAGGATACAAACGCCTATCAAATTGGGACAACGCAATCAACGTTTCTTCGTAATCAGCCCGTGTTCAAGCGCATAAGCCAACGCAATCGCCGCCGCGTCGCTTTCATCGTCCGCCGCAAACTCGCCTGTGTATCCCGTCAGCTCGCGCACCGCACGCTCCACGTCGGCTTTTTCCGCCTTGCCGCTGCCACAAACGATTAGCTTAACTTTCGTCGGTGACGGTCCGAGCGACGTTTTCTTCCGGCCGGTTTTTGTTACTTCCGTCCATTTTACGAAGGTAAGTCCGAATCTTTCGCACGCTCGCTCGATGCTCGACCATGCCGCGAAAACCGGATAGTTTTGCGTCGAGGATTGACCGTTAAAATCCTCGCGGATACAAATATCGATTCCCTTTCCGACATGCTCCGCGATAAACATCGTCGCCCATGCTTCGACCAGCTCGGCGCGAAGGGCGTGCGGTTGTTTGCTGTCGGTTTTGACGTGGCTGACGGCGATAATGCGCGGTTTGCCGGCGGTGATTTCGACGATTGCGGCGCCTGGACTGCTTAAACTTGTATCAAACGCTAATATTCTCACACGTCAACACCTTCCAGGTAGTTTACGAGATTCCGATGCGCCGCACTTCCCGCCTGCCGCGACCGCGCATACCGTTGTTCTGCCGCAAACAACTCCGCTTTCTCGTCGTCGGTCAACAGCGACTTACAATGCGTTGTAAACGGGCAGAAACCACATTTCGATGTCATTTCGACGGTCATTCGCGGCACTTTGCCCGAGTACACCAACGCCGCCTGCCGCGCTAAATCGGCGAGCAGTGCGTTTTGCATTTCGTCGGTCACGTAGAAGTAGAACGCTCGCAAGTCCGGCACCGGCTGGCCGTCACGCCATGTTTTTCGCGTTTTCGGCACGTTCGAATTGTCCTCGTCGCTAAACCACGAAGGCTTCTCGGTCGATTCGTAGAGGATAATCCCCTCGCGAATCCCGAATACGAGCGACTCGGCGGTAACTTGTCGCAAATGGTCCGCCTGGGCGCCGTTGCGATCGAGCTTTCCGTTCATCGCGAGTAAGCCGGTTGCTTTCGTTTTGTACTCTAGCAATAACGGGTCCGGCTCGCCCTCGTAATCTAGAATTCCGTCAGGCTTTGCGGTTATAGCGAATTTCACAAGCTCGCCTGTTTCCGGGTGTGGGTATTCGAATACCTTTCGCTGTTGCGCTGCGTCCTCCATTAACCACTCGGTAAATCCGTCTTCTCTTACGACTCTAGCCATCGTAAATTTAGCGTCGTCGCCCAACCGCTTTTCCATGTGAACGAGGTCGAGTTGCAACAACTCGATGTTGGCCGTGCCTTGCCGACGTTGGCGCCCACGAAACGGCAAATCGTCGCTTTTTTCCGGCTTGACGTCGCCGTATTTAAACACGACTTCACGGTCGCATTTATTTGTACCGGAGGCGCCGAACGTTACTAAGCCGTCGTTCGGGTAAGGCGTAAATTTCAAATACCGGAGTTTTTGCTCGTAGAATCGGCGGGCAATGGCGTTGTCATAA